TGCTGAACCCACGAGCCATTAGCGTTGTGTGAACCGTTAATAATATAGAAGAAGTCGCCAGCATCAATCTGGTTAGCTCCTGAACCTGCTGTATCAAAGTCTGTAGCGCGGGTCAGAACCCATGCAATTGCGCCAGATCCAACTGTCGTAACGGTATAGGCACCATTCTGCGAAGCAGTTGATTGGTTCTTAACAAGAACCCTATTCCCAACGACTTGCAAAGTACCATCAACAGTTAATGCGGCTAAAGCGCCGCTATTTGTTAATGTGGCACCTACACCGGAGGTTCCATTATTGTAAGTTGCTGTAAGGTTGGCGGTTGTCGCATTATTACAGGCAGCATGGAAGTTCAAACCTTGCGCTGTACTATCAACATACGTCTTATTAACAATGTCTGTACTAGCAGTAGGAACGCCACTAATCGTACCAGTCGTTAAGGCAACAGAGGTAATGTCAGTATTGGCACCACTTGCGGCAGCACCAAGGTTAGATCTAGCCGTTCCAGCAGTCGTAGCACCCGTACCACCATTAAGCACAGGCAGCGTACCTACAACACCCGTGGACAGGGGTAAACCCGTTACGTTAGTCATAACGCCAGAAACAGGCGTATCTAACGCAGGCGATGTTAAGGTTGGGCTAGTCAGAGTCTTATTCGTAAGAGTCTGCGTATCCGTCAATGTAACTACAACGCCCGTGTCAATTGAGATCGTACCAGCGCTTGTAATTGGGCCGCCAGTTAACCCATTTCCTGTAGCTATAGACGTAACACCAGAGCCTGATGCAAAGGCATTCCAATTACCATTAAGATAACCTTCAAATACAGCAGAGTCGGTGTTGTAACGAACCATGCCGTCAACACCAACAGGGCGCTCTGCTGTTGTACCAGCAGGAACGGTAATTGCCTCATTACCCGGAATAATAGGGTTGTCTGCAATTCCAATAGTTGGATTACCAGAAGTCCCGCTCCCATTCGCAATTACGATTTGATCGCTTGTCCCAACTAATTGCCTGATCGTAGCGCCAGTACCCAGCGCAGTAATAACACCAAAACCACTTAATCCAGCTATAGCAGCAGATATATCAGTCAGTTGGAATACAGGACTGCCATTAATTCCAGAGCCATTGGTGACAGATATACCCTGCCCTGTAGTGCTTATGGAGCGATTGGTAATGTTTCCTGAGCTATCCTTGGCAAGAAATCCAGAGGAGGCATTAATAACCCCCTGCAGTTCCCCGCTAGGCGATATTCTAAAAACACCCTGAGCGCCATTGTCAGTAATAGCCAACCCATTGCCAACGCCAACATAACGGCTGTTAGGTAATGTATTCTCAAGGTTGGCAGTAAGAAAACTTTGGTTCTGAGATGGACTACCAGCAACTGCCGCAGTTGTAGTGCGTACAGTCACCCCATTTTGGACAATAGGGATTAACTCAGTCCCATCAATAGGAAGAGCCGCCGGTAAACTTGTTATAGAAATATTTGCCATGTATTTATGGGGGCGTTACCGCTATCCCATCCAAATTACCATCGTTTGCGATCACTTGAGGATCCACATTTTGCTCTGTGGAAATAACATAGCCACCATAACCGCCAGTAGTCAGATCGCCGCTTGTAGTTGCTACACTAACGTCTGGACGAGGAAACCTCAATGCAATTTTCTCGGTTTGCCGAGCAGGAAGTCTATAGGGGTCAAACTCATCTTTGCACCCTTGGCCGCATACTCTAAGACCCGGAAAGTTGGGGTCAGCCGACATCTCTGAATAAGCACGCTTCATCTTGCAGCGGTCGCAAATTGCGATGCTGAGGACGGTATTGCCACGAGTGTCAAGAGAGCGTGGCATCTTTACCTTGTGTATGGAGAAATGTTAGGTGCGAAGTAAATTGGCGACTTATCGCGCTCTTCAGCCTCAGCCATAGCCCAATACTTGTCACCCTGTTGCTCACAGTAAGCAATCCTAGCCGGATCCACGTTAGGCAACTCCATAGCCATCTGATGCGCCAACATGTTCTGAATAGCCATGTACCAACGCTGCGGGATCTCTAATTCACCGTTTAAGGCACCCACATCTTGAATTTGACGGTGATACCAGACCACCATCTGCACAAAAGCATTGGATGGGACAGGCCATAACGTCATTTCTGCCTGCGGAATTGTCCGGTTGAACCAGAATTGAAACGGCTGGTTCGCTGTAAAGTTCTTGTTTGGCAGATTGGTGTAGTCGTCACGGTTCAAACGTGCCATTGGAACTTCTGTGCTGTTATTCCCGACGTAAAACTCCCTGACTTGCAGAGTATTGCCACCTGTTTCACGCATTCTGTAGTATTGAGCGCTAATACCCGGTTCAATGTCATACCAAAGCCACTCGCCATCAACCCAAGTAGTCACTCCAGTGTCTTCCAGCGTCGCCCAAGTAGTCCCATCTTGGGATGTCTCAAGCAGAATATGGAAACTACCACTTACGCCGGGCATAATCCCAATAGAGCCAGCATAAACTGGATTATTGTCACCATAATTGACCGTAATATTGCCATTAGGCGATGTTTGGATATCAACAGTTTCTGTTGAGCTATCAAAAGCATTGGCTACTTGCCCAGATGACGCAGAATAACCACCAGTTGAGTTAGGCGTTGGGCGATTCATGTTCCGATACAGCACATTTAAGACATCTACACCACCAAGAGGCAATTTATAGACATATTGTGCAGGAACTAACCCATAGACTTTTTTATCAATACACCAGTATTGGATGCCAAGATTGACGAGATTAGACAGAAGATAGTAAAGGCTATCTCTAGCAGCCTGAACTTGCTCAGAAGTCAGCTCTTCTGCGAGCTTACCAGCCCGACGAGCGCCATGATCGATCAGTGTTTGAACACTGATGACAGTAGTTCCAACAGTTCCACTTGTAGCCATAACTTACCATCCCGGACATTTCCAGCGTTTGAGAGAGGCTTTTGCACGAGGCGCGTCACCCTTTGCATGTTCCACAACACCACTCATTCGTGCGCAGAAGGAATCTTTGCGAGATCCGCCTTGGACAAGGGGCATTAACTCCGCACCAGTTAGGGGTACGGTAGCGGTCGGCATTGCCGATATTTTTTGGTCAGCCATTAGGAGGACTCCAATACAATTTTGCTGCTATCTTCTTGCAGCACATAACCGGGACTTGTTTCGTCAGCAATGTAATACTTAACTTGTACTACGCCATCGTGATACAAATCAACTACACCGTTAGCGCCTACGTTTTCTCCATCCCCATTAGTCACAGGAACATTAGCCGCGCCAACACCTAAGCCAAAGCCATCAGTCGTATTAACTTGATTAGCAACGCCGGTATAGCCAACGTAAGGCATTAGATCCCCGCTTGAATCAGGTTCAGCGTTGCAGTGCCAGTACCAGCCGTGACAAGAACTTTGATGCCAGTAACAGGGAACGCATAGTTACCATCTTGGTTGTCAGTCTTAGCCGCAATCGTTGGGTGTGAATACCAAACGCTAAATCCAACCGCCGGATCGTCAAAGGTATGCTGTACCGTATATGTTACAGTGCCGGTGGCAATAACGCCAAAGCCCACATTGAATGGGCTGATATTCGTGTTCATTACTAACGCAGAGCTTGACCCCGTGCCAGTTTTAGAAACAGTTTGTAGCTTCATGATCGTTCCTTAGAAAAGTAGGGGCCGAAGCCCCCACCTTATTTAGCAAGCACCACCACGTTTCTTCGGAGTTACAGTCACAGACTTCTCAGTCTTAGTAACAGAACCCTTCGGAACTTCAACCTTAGAGGGTGAGAACAACTTCTTAACCTTACCGAACATTTCACCTGCCATGCTCATAGGGTTCATTGCCTCATCTAGTTCCTTCTGGACTTTTGGCACATTTTCAAATGCCTCACGACCTTTACGATCTAGCTTTTCCTCTTGAGCTTCACGAAGCAAACGCTGCTCAGCTTCACCCACACCACCCGTAGAAAACTTCTTGACCTTGCCACCCTTTTTGAAGGTGCCGGACAATTGGTTAATACTTACAGGCGCTGAAGGGCGCTTATTACCTTGTGGCATCTTGACGGCACGACCATCATCCTGCACAGCCCCACCGTCAGCAAACTTTTTTGCGGCACCACCTTTGCGGAAGCCACCTGCATTACCAAGTTTGACACCGCCAGTTTTGGTATTAGTCACGCCAGCAGGAGTACCGCTGACATTACCTTCAATACCGCCACCCTTAGCATAGCCACCAGCGTTGCCTTTAGCGACACCACCAGTTTTGTAGCCGCCTTGACCCATCACGACGCCACCAGTAGCAAACTTCTTACCGGCCATTGCCTTCTTGATCATTGCGCGGTCTTGAGCCTCATCTTCATGAGCCTCGCCACCCTTTTTCATAGGTGGAGCCATAGTACGAGCAGCTAGTGGGCTAGGACGCATTGCTTTACGACGAGCAGCCATTGAAGGCTTGCCGGGAGCGCGTACAGGTGCATTTACAGCAGGACGACCAACGAGGGCTGGGGTGCTTGCAAGCATACCCATAGTGCCGCCATCAGCCATCTTTTTGTAACCCGTACCGTTGTCTTCGGCTTTCATCTTAGGGTTTTTGACATGACCACCTTTTTTGAGCTTCAGTTCAACTGTAGGCTCGGTAGTCATCATTTTCACCATTGGTTTAAATTGACCCATGATGTGTCCCCTTATTTCTGAGCGTAAACAACTGTCAGACGGTAAACGCCTTGGGTTGTAACGATAGTGCCGTTAGGGTCGGCTGTGATGTAGACAGCGGTGTTTGCACCGACATCATCCATTGCAGCTACTTGAGCCGTAGTAAAGGCCAAAGCAACACGACCGCCAGCGATAGCATCAGTAGCCGACAGGTATTGTGTACCCGCAGCAGCAGTGCCAATCGTGACAGGAACCGTGGTAGCTGTACCAGCACCAGCAACTGCATTAACAATACCATCAACAAAGAAGTCAATGATCTGTGAATCTGCTGGGATAGTGACAAAAGCGCTGGTTGCCGTGCCTGCGGCAGCAGTGGTGACAGTTGTAGTTTGTGATACAACTACGTAACCGCCATCAACCGTATCGGTCAGAGTGCCTGAACCAGTACGGAGAGTCGAACCAATATAGGTCTGCATTTTGATTTCCCCCTTTAGGGATTAAGTTTGCAAATATTTTATCGCTGATTGCAAAATTTTAGGGTCATCCAAAAATAAACCTAACGCTCTATTGCATTTTGTGCAAAGTAAGCCTCTAGGCTTTCCTGTTGCGTGATCATGATCAACTGGCATGGCTATCAATTTACCTTTAATCTTTACTGTTTCCAGTTTAAAGCAAATTGCACAAGCACCATTTTGGTCAGAAAGCTTTTTACGATACCACTCAAGAGTGACACCATATTTTCTGCGAAGATCTGAATCTGCATAATAGTCCGGATTAGCGACCCTAGCCTGCTTTCTCCGTTCTCTTGCGTATAACTTTTCATCTTCACTATCAAGCGTAAATTCTTTCCAATAGAAGTTGTCTTTCGACCAAGGGAACAATGAATCTTTTCTTGATGCTTTAGAATTTTCCGGTTTATTCGGAATATCTTTAGCAAATTTCCAGAAATCATTTGCCCAATCTGATGAGATGTCATTTAAATGGTATCTACGCAAACCACACCACGCTTTATAAACAGGGTGTTTTTCTCGCTTTCCCCAATCATTTGGACGAGTCCCATCAACTTCTCCAGTTCTTTGAACCCTCATGTAATGCTTCCGGCACAAGTCCTTAGCAACTACAGGTTCGGAACAGTTCACAACACAACATTTTTTTGGCATTTGTATTCTCCTAGGCTTTTACACCTAGGAGTTTACACATCACCGTGAAACTTTACAATCCCCCGTCAGACGCCCGGAGTTCCGTACATTGCACGCCAGTCGGTGAAGCCCACATCGTAACGCTCAGTTGCCTTGTAGCGCATTGAGTCAGTCTCGAAGTCGCCTTCCATCGTTTTCTCAAGCTTACGACGCATCAGAAGCTTCATGCCTTCTGGAGCATCAGTCTGCACCCACCATGCGGTAGCCGAAGTCAGACGCGACAGAACAGCAGCGCCTTCGTCCAGCAGACCGATGGATTTGATTGGGTTGATGTCGTTGTTTGCGTTACCGGAACGCAGAACCGACTTCAGCAGAACTTCAGCTTGGAACACGTTGCCCGGAGCCACAACCAGTTGGCGTGGAACCAGACGGATCTTCTTACCATTGTTGTCAACGGCTTGACGGATCTGGATGAGCATTTGCTCAAGCGAGGTTTGCGACAGGTTAGCAGCAGTCGTCAGCAGGTTGCTGGCGGTACCGTTAACGATTGGGTGCGAAGCGGAGTTCAGTTGAACGCCATCACCGCCGGGATAGGCCGAGTTAAACGCACGGTTAAGCACGTTAGCCGACAGCGTCTCTTTGGTCTCAATCAGCGACTGTGCCAAGTGCTTGGCATAGACTTGACCGATACGGATGTGATCGCCATCTTCAACCAGAACTTTGGTCAGAGCAAAAGCCAGACCATAGACAGCGTAGACGTAACGCTTCAGGAACAGAACACCGCCCTGTTGATACGAAACTGGCGTACCGTCAGGAAGTTGTGGTGCCGCGCCGAAGCCGTACAGCACTGGCTCTTCGTGGTAATTACGTGGGATGCCTTCTGATTCAGTAAAGACGCGTGACCACTCGTCTGTACGTTGATCATAAACACCGTCGAAACATTCATTCAGGATCGGCTCAACAATCGACCGAAAGTCTGTACTGCGCATTGGGGCTGCCATGATTCATGCCCTCCTTAGATAGCGTTAGAAACAGCTTGGTACTGTGACTTGCTAATCGTAGCGCGTACAACAGTATAAGAATCACCCCAAGCATTATCAATCAAGGGGGCCAGATCAATGATTCGCATTTGAGCATTAACGCCCGAACCAGCCAAAGTGGCCGACAGGGTGCACTGCGACAGACCAGTAGTGGTCGAGCCAGCAGTCGTATTGCTCAGATTAGCTTCGTCACCAATAGAACTTTGTGCCAGCGAACCAGCGCATTGAATTTCGTACACGATGTTAGGATCGGTGTAGAAATAAGCAATGCAGGAACCCGTTACATAGGCGGTCGATGCAGGCCACGAGTTATTTACGCGACGACGACCAGTGGTGTCAGTCCATTCGACGCCAGCAAAGGCACCGAGGAACGCATCACCAGCAGCAGCAACAACGATTTGACCAGAAGTATCCATCTTGACCGGTTGGCCTTTGAGGATGTCCGTGGTGTAGCCAGAAAGAATACCGTCAGCAAGCGCAACAGCGCGATCCAGACCCGAAGGATGAAACGCAGGGCGCATACCGAACGGAGCATTAGTAGAAGACATAATGTTCACTCCAATAAGGTTTCAAGACCTACCCGTAAAAGGTTGGGGCAGGCAATGGTTTGTCTATACTGTCTAAGCCCTCGCCTTCAATCCGTCCGAGTGGTTTACCCGAACTATCGCGTCCCTGAATATTCTCTGCCTGAAGCCTAATTTTGTTGGCCTCGTCCATCGGTGCTTCGTGATGGAAGTGTGCCATGACGTCTTGGTAGACATCCATAGGAATCTTGAAGAGCAACATCTCGTTACAAGCGATATAACCAACGTGTTCGCCAGCCTTTACACGGTAATTCTCGAAGCCGGGGTAATCTTCTGCTTTCACAGGGATGTAGCCTAGTCGAATCCGTTTGTCGATGCTGTCGTAGCTATTGGTTGTGGACAGCCAGCACATGTGCCAGCCGGGCATTTCTGGAGCATTAGGCAGAGCGCTTTGTACCCATTCATCCTTCCACATCTTGCGACGTTCATCGGCGGATACAAAAGTTTCTTCGGGTGCCTCTCGACTCTTATCAAGACTAGCGCGGGATTCGCGCCCACCAGCAGAAAGGGATTTCTTTAAACGTGAGTCCATTTGTTAGCTCCTAGTTACGTTGGTTGCGTGCTTCGATTGCATAGCGTTTGATCATGCGGTTCCGTTTCTCTGGATCGTCCCACATGCCTGCATCTTTCATGGCTCTCACCTGATCGGGAGATAACGTAAACTGGTTACGTCCACCACTACTTGCTGCACTCTCACGCCCTGAACCTGTCACAACACTACGAGGTCTAGTCCTAACAGCCGGTTTTACGTCTGCATCACCAGTATAACGGTTTGGCAACACTTTTGACAAGCGGTTGTCAAGTTCCTCCCAATACTCAGCCGTTTTCGGATCCCAACCCTCTTCTGCAAGGGCTTGGTCTACCGTTAAGGTGATTTTGGAGTCCATGTCAGAGCCTTGCGGGTCATACCACGGATTTGAGGTCATCCAATTGCCAGCGTAGCGGTCAACCATAGGATCTCGTTGAATCGCTTGCTGTTTTGGAGGGGCAACAGCCCTTTGCTTGTAATTCTGGAGGTCTTCGCTTTGACGGCGAGCCTCAAACCACATTTCTTGGGCGCTAGTGAGCAAATCACCGTCACCCGTCTCTGTGGCTTCCTTAATTTTCTGCTTTGCGAACTGAATTCGCATGTTTTGGTCGTCAATAGCCTTGTCTAAGCGGGCTAATTCACTACCAGCGGTCTTTCTCTCAACTATAGCCAGCCGTTCCAGCAGGTCTTGGTTCTGACGTTGCAGGTTTTGTAGCTTATAGTCCTTCTCAGTCTGTACTTGCTTGTGATAATCCTTACGAGCACGACGTTTATTGCGCTTTGCCTCCCGTGCAGCCTCTGCATCAGGGTCAATAGCACCCGTAGCAGCGATTTCACGGTCTTGCGCAGCCTCATCTGACTCGTCGTTGTCGTCAATACCACCGCCTTCAGCCATTTCTGGGGAGGGGATGGTGTCTGGGAGGTTAATAGTTGCCGATCCGTCTGCGGATTCGGATACAACCATGTTATCAATTGGTTCGTTTTCGTTAGCCATTATAGAAATGCCCTCATAGCAAGTGGATCACCTGTCACTTTGGCAATAATCTCATGGTCATTCAAGATCATGAACAGTGCAGGGTCTTCGTCAGGTTGGCCTTCGACGGGAACTTCCCACCGATCACCGCCCCACTTAGGTACGCGAAGGTAATCGCCCACCTCACACCACGATCCTTCAGGCCAAGGCTCCATTGTGTCCCGTTGTTTGAAGGCTAACGGGCCAATAGAAATGACTTTTGCGACCATGTTGTTCCACTTCTCTGTTTCCTTAGTTTCTTCAACTAAAATAATCCCGGCACTTGTAGTTCGTTTCTTAGAGCGACGTAGTTGGACTAAAACTCGTGCGCCAAGGGGGGTTGCTCCGGGGTCTACAGCAGGAAACGCGTCCCGCACATCAGCTTCGTTAAAAGCTACCGGCTCAGTAATCTTCATCTTCTTCCTTTAAAAGATCGTTAAGTATGTCAAGGGCATCTTGCAGGCCTTGGTGTTGACCTACCAGACGCTGATAAGACTCAAAGGTAACGGCATTACCGCTAACCAATGAGCTACTTATCTGCGTCTGACGCGCTTTTACAGCGCCAACTAGGTCGTCCACATATCTCATGCGTTAGATTTTTCTACACCCTTGTTGGCAAAATTGCCGTGGTCGCTGTTGGCTTTAGGCATGGTCGCTGTACCCTTCTCTTTGATCTGCTCACCCGTCACCCAAGCACCTGCTGCCATACGCTTGTGCTGGCCGACATCTTCTGACTGCTGCTCTTTATCGTTCATGGTTAACCCCCTATGTTGCGTTGTGCTGCCTCTTGCAGCTTCATAGCAGTTTCCTGCTGCTCATCACGTAGCTTCAACTCATCGACGGTCACATCGACTGCCTGCATACGTTCTTTCGTCAGATTGTTCTCTGTGTTCAGAGCGACATCAATCTGTTGTTTCTCACGGGCTAAGGTCAAGTCGTTAGCGTCACGGGCTGCACGACGCTGTGTCTCAGCCATAGACGCCTGTAGGACTGCCTGAGCCTCTGGATCACCCATCATGGCCTTCTGAGCCTCTGCGGCCTTCATTTGCATCTCAGACATCATCTGACCCAGTTGTTGCAGGATCGGGATGATCTGACCAAATACCTCTTGCGTATCCATCTTGACGTGCTGAGAAGCCACAGCGATTGTCTTATCGACAAGCTTAACGTCCTTCATGTCAGCGTACTTGTTGATCTTGATACCCGTATCGCCAGTTGCATACTCAGTAACTTGGTTCGTGTACCAAAGCATCATGTGCTGCTTGATATGCTCCAGCGCCTGCGGGATGAAGGCCGTAGCAATCATTGGGTTTGAGCCAAGGATAGGATCGGTAGCAAAGTCCAGATGCGCCTGAATGTGAGCAAGATGATCTTGACGCGGATAGGCAAAGGCAGGCTTACCCAGAGCCATAGCAGCGTTCTCGTTAGAGGCGGCTTGTTCAAGTGGTTTAGCAGCATTAGGCATTAACTCGTTGATATTAGGCACTTTCATTTGCTTCAATGCCCGACCAATTACCGCCCGTGGATCAAACAGGGCAGGGTAATCCTTCATGTAGCTCATGACCGCTTGAGTCTGAGCCATACGCTGAGTCTCGGAGAAGATGTGCGGGTCAGAGACTGGGATAACGTCTGTGTTCCGGTCAAAGTCTTCCCGCTTGATCTCTAGCTCTTGTACAACGTCACCACGCTTCTGCTCGTCCAGATACCAGCGGTTGATACGCTGGAGCACCATCAGAACCTTCTTCTGC